AAGCTCGAAATCAAAACATGACATCTTCCATCTCGTATGAGAGTCGTAGTATGGATTAAAAGATTCCTGGGATGATCTGACCTGTGGTGATATAAGCACCAAGTGCAGCAACAAAGCCAAGCATTGCAGACCAACCATTAAAGCGTTCTGCTTCATATGTAAATATTGGGTTTGAGTTTTCTCTGTGATGTGACATAAGTCTTGGGGGTGTTTCGTTTGCGTAAATGTTTAAAAGTTTGTCCTTCATTTTTTCTTTGGAGGTCTACCTTTTTTAGTACCGTAAGTATTTTTTCCTTTAGGCATTTTTCTTAAAGTAAGTTTTCACTAAGTGATAGTCTTGACTCAACATCGTTTCTAAATGCTGGGTCAGTATTGTATAGAGGATTTGCAATATCTCTAGCTAATTCAGCTTGACTTCTGTATGGTTTAGCACCATCAGCAACAGGCTTTCCTGTAACCAGTGGCGCTTCAAATCCTTCTTTTTGTCGGAATCTACTATTTAAAGCTTCAACCGCAAATTTAATAGCTGTGTAATTTTGAGTATTCGCAACAGCATTAAATTGTTCAAGTTCAGTTTTTTCTAAATTTTGAGAAGCCCAATTAGTTAAATCTTTATAACCTTGTTCTCCTCCAGCTATGTTTTTTATTTCAGCTACTTGGGTTGCTTGTAGTTCAGCGGTTGCTTGACTCTTTGTATAAAATTCTAGGTAAGATTTGATTAAATCTTTTGAATCCATCTTTGATAATTGTTCAATAGATTCTTCTGTAATTTCACCTGTCTCTTTATATTCATCAGCAGCTTTATTAAAGACTGGATTTGTTTCTACTTCTTCTGTAGGTGTCTCTTCTGACTCCGCTGTAGGCTCCTCTGATGACTCTGTTTCAGTGTCTTCGTTGGAATCCTTAGAGCGTAGTTTTTCGAGTTCCTGGTAGGCTTTTAAGAGCTCTTCTTGGGATTTAAATTTCCCTCCAATGAGATCTATATTTTCATTTTCTTTATCTGTATTTTCCCATTTAGCAGCTTCATCTTGAGTCCTAGCTTCTTCAAGCTTTTCTCCTTGGGCTAGTGCTTTTGCTTCAGCGTCCTGTTCAGCTTGAGAAGGACCATCAGCAGAGGGATCAAAAGTAAGAGTTGGCATATTAATGTAATGTTGTTTTTACTGTTCCAAAGCTGGGAACTACTTTTTCTTGTGGAGCATATTTACCAGCTGATTCTTCTGCATTTGAAGGGGCAGAAACTTTCTTTTTAATGGTTATGTCTACTTTCTTTTCCAAGCCAGATTCTATTTCAGTTGTCTTAGCAAACTGACCATTAGATTTCCTGGTTCTCTTGGGGGATTTCTTGACCTGGGATTCCTCCTTGTTGTTGGATTCCATTTACTACTTGTTCTCCTATTGGTGATTTTGCAAGTTGACCAGCCTGATTTATGAGTGATGACTGGACTTGCTGTTGTTGTGCTTGATTAGCTTCTGCTTCCATAGTGGATGCGTCTTTAATTAGATTTAAAGTATCTATTCCACTAGCAGCTGCTAACCTTTTTAAAAATTCTTCGGGTGATATATATTGCATTAATGCTTCAGGTCCAAGACCTTGAGCTGCAGCTTGTAAAAATTCAATAAGGGCTACTTTATCTTGTCCTCTACCAATACCATTTAAACCAGCTACTACTATTGGAGATACTAATCCCTTAGGTAGTGTTGGTACTGATTTCATTCTTTGTAGAATGGATAGCTTTTTATCCAGGTATGGTTTCAATAGGTCGGTAGTTAAATTTCCATAGATCCCAGCAAGCTGTTCATTGATTTCTTGTCTAACTATTTCTACTTCAGAAGCGGTTGTTCTTTCTGACTGTCGAACATTAAGTATAAGGAAAGCATCGGATAATCTTCTAGTTAATTCCTGAATCATTTCCATTACTGTTCGGAAGTCTGCTGTCTTTCCTACTTGAACAACACCTACATCATCAGGTCGGCCAACAATAATACTTCCATTCTGGGCTCTTGCTAAACTTTGAGGTTTACAGGTTGAACTAGGAGAAACTGTGAAGACAACTTTTGCTGCAGCTGCACTACCTTCTACCATGCTTTGCATTAAACCTTCTAAAGATTTAAGATCGCCTAGAAACTCTTCAACTCTGCCACGACCGAAACTTTCTGAATCCACGACATTCCACCTGAGACAAAGCCATTGAGGTAGGTTTTTTGGAGCACTACTTTGAGATCCAGGAAGGATCTTATCGTCTACTTCTTGATGCCATCTCCATTGACCATCTTGTAATTTAACGCAAGTATATATTTCGGCTTCTTCTGTTTTACTAGCTCCTGTTGTTCCAAATTTAGGACCATCTTCTCCAGGAGAATTTATATCAGTGCCTTCACCCATTAAAGGTTTTTGAAACTCTTTAGGTAATAAAGTTCTGTGGATTGTTTCTTTTGTATATAGCTCGATGACATTACCATCACCATCTCTGTTAACTACATACCTATCAAGTGGATAGATTTTTAGGGCTTTCTTCCCGACAAAAATTAATACATTGCCTGTGACAATTAAGTGCTTCATAGCAGCATGCAGCAAAATCCTATCAGAAGTTTCAGCGATCTGTTGCATGATTATCTTTTCCATTTTGGAAAGAGATAGATCTACTTCAGATTTAACCTCTGGTGTGATTTCTGGTATAGCTGCTAATTCAGCATCGTTTATTTGCAGCTTAAAAAAGCTTGTGTTTACTGGGAAGAGACTTAGCATCAGTTTAGATGCAAGTACGTTTACACCCTTAGCTCCCAAGCTTTGCCACGGTACTGGTAATTTAGTACCTGAAGCATGTCCATCATTAACTAATAAATAAGGTAAGGTTAACTCTGCACATTCTCTAGCTTTATCTAAGAACTGTTGCCTATCCGTTGATAATGATTGATAACGGCTACTGGCTTGTTCTTTCATTATGTTGGAATATTAAGAGGGGATTTCTTTTTAGTTTTTCCTTTAGTTTCTCCTGTATTAAGTGGAGTAACTGTTGGATTTAAATCAATCTTTAGTTGATCTACACCCATACTTTGTTTTTGTAACTGTGCTCTTTTAGATGTTTTTTTTAATTTAGTTTTATCTTTTGCACTTGCTGATACAGGTGGGGTTAATGGAGAGGGTTGATTTAATGGAGCTGCTGGGGCTGGAGGAGCTGGCAACGGATCTGGTTGCTCAGGCATCTCAGGCAGATCTGGTTTACTGCACATTTTGTTTATTTAATTCAATTAGATATTCAATGACACTTCGTTGTCCAGATTTATACATAATCTTTTCAATAGTGTCGTCAGGTTGTGGTAGATATTGTGGATATACAGCATCAAGATCTTCAATTAATTTAGTTAAAAATTCTTGACCACCAAATACATCCTTTACAGAAAGGTCAGCCATACTTGGGGAGATTTTGGTTACTTGCTTCAAAGAAAGAAGGCATCCTGGCACGTTTAGTTTCGGCTAGTCCTTCTGCTTTTCCTCGAATATATAAATTGTCGGATTGATTCATCCAAAATTGTTTATTCAGATATTTATTTGTGGTACTACTTAGACCATCCATAACCCAGGCAACTGTTTCTTTGCGGAGCTTATTTAAGTTCTCTGTATTTTTAAGACCTAAATCATGAGCAACCATCCCATGTATTGCTACATGAGTTTGTTCATCTCTACTTATATCTGCAGCTAAAGTCCTCATACCAATGTCTCCTACAAATCTATAAAAGGGTAGGAGTACAAAGAATACGGATCTTTCTAAAATAGCTGCCTTGAGTATTGGATGTTCTGGGGCTTCAAGCCACGCTTTGAGGATACTTTCAGCCTCCCACTCGGCTTTTGCATTAGTCCCATGAGCATTACAAATGTAACTGAAACCAAGATCATGCTTGTCTTCATCTTTCTGATTAGATTCTAAGGCTTCTATTACTCCTGGTATATCTGGTAAATCTTTTTCTAATCCTTGCTGTAAAAATTCTTTTACTGGTAGTTCTAAAGTACGGAGAGCTAAGGCTCGGTAGAGAGAATCCTCAGATCCTTCTACTACCTTGCCTTTAGTCACCGCTACTGGAGTCCATTTTCTTTTTCGTTCAACTAATCTTGTATAAGGGGATGTCATTATTCAGCACAACTGGGGCAAAAATCTTCGGTACATTCTGTGGATAAAGGTTCAAACATATCTTTATATTCATCGTCTAAGAAAGATAAGACATCATCTTTACGTTGAGTATCTGTTGTGACTTGTAAGCTGTAGTAGATACTTGTTTGTGGTGAATGTAACCACTCTTCTATAAATTGCTCATCGTAAGTAACAACATCTGACCAGGTGTTTAGGCTGTAGCCATGAAATAATCCTGTGTTACTAAAGAGAGTAACAATACCATCGGCAACTCTTTTAAAGTCATGCCAACCTACTTCAGCTGCAGTCTCAACAAAGCCATAATCATAACTGGTTACACCAAAAGTACCTGAGTCACGATCAACACTTCTATCTATAGGTGGAGCTATCTCTGGGGTTGTAGTAAAACCAAGCTTATCTTTATAGGTATAAGAACATGTAGCTGTTGGAGCAATACAAAATGCTCTGTGCATATTATGTTGACGAGCCACTACAGCTGAACTATTAATTGCTTGCTGTAAAGCATAAGCTAACTTTCCAGCTGGTTCATCACTTACTTGTCCACCATTATTTAAGACTGAAAGTTGCTGTCCAAATTCTTTATAAGTAATGTTGTTTTGTGCAAGAAGATTAGCTAGACCAAGTATTCCTAAACCAATTTGTTTATCTTCTTCAGGACTAAGGTATTCTCCTGATTCCCCCACACCTGTTTTCTTATGTAGTTCACATAGCTCAGTCATACCTTGGATAAAGGCTGACTGTAATTCTTCTATCTCACATTGAGGTAAGCAAATATGTTCTAGCAAACATGTACCTCTAGATCTGAGGTATATTTCTAAGCAAACATTCCCAAAAATTCTTTCAGATTTCCCATTATATTTAATTTTATTTAGCCAAACATCTCCACTTTTAATAGCAATTAATAAAGCATTTTTAACTTCTTCGCTAGCTTGATACCACATAACAGGGTTAAGATCTACACATCTTTTCGCCCAGGGTAATTCGCTTCTATCAGCTTCTATAAATTCCAGGATGTCTGGATGAGATAAATCTAAATGCAGCGTAATCGAGCCATTTTTATATTTTCCACCTCTTCTCAATACTTCATTCATTACCGAGTATATTTTTCCAAACGAGACAGGGCCACTCGCAACAAGACCTTTGCCATTCTCAGTTCCTTTTGGTCGTAGTTTGGATAAGTGGATTGCAACTCCCGCTGCATGTCTGAGAGCAAAGCTAGTAAAGCGTAAAGACGATTCGATCCCATCTTGACCCTCCATTGAATCTTCAACTACAAAGACTGTGCAGCTGACAGGTAAACGTGCTTCAGGATTATCAATCCAAGTTTGTACTCGTCCTGTACGAGCTATAAATTTATTCATACTAAATCTTCTAAATAAGGGGGTTTGTAATTTCGACCTTTAGTTACTTTTCCCTGTTCATTTTTGACAGGCTTTCCATTTTCTAGCTTTGACATATTACTTTTAAATACTCTGTCTAAAGCTTGATCTAATTCCCAACCAGCAGCGGTAGCATATTGGAAACAAACAAAAACTAGATCCGCTAATTCTTTAAGTGCATGTTCATCTGGGTTGTAATCTGCTATAGCTTGATTAAATTCCCAATATTCTTCACGGATAAGATTTCTCTGTAGGTTTAGGTCAGCTTTCTTTTTACCGATAGGCTGTTCCATTTGCAATCTAAACTGGATTGCCTGACCTTGAAAGTCATAGTGCGTAAGTGTCATCTTGTTTTTCAATGATGGATATTTTTTTGGAGAGATATGTTTTGGCTTTTTTAAGGTCTTCAAGTACATCTTCGCTTGGTTTAAAACCAGCTCTACAGACATACTTAACTACATTGCCAAGAAAATAGTCGAGGTTTTGATCTTCAATGAAGTCCCATACTTCAATGATTCCCCTTTGGTAGTGGTTAGGTGAGTACTTTGACATCTAATTCTTTTTGAATTTTTTTATAAAAATCATCCATCCATTCTTCCCAAACAACAGTCCCAAGATTTAACTTGGCTCCTCTGTACATTCGTTTATTTAATAAATGATTTTTAATTAAAGTGAGTTCTTGTTTTGTTAAGTTCAAGGGGTAAATAAAATTGGCATTTGTTTTACAGCATCCCAATCCTCAGCTTGTAAAATTCTTGCAAGCCTTATAGTTCTTAAAGCATCTTCTTCTGTTTGCCCTGCTTTCAAATAAGCTTCTACTACTGCTGGCCAATAATCTTCATTTTCAACTTTGGCTAAAATTTTTTCGGCTGATTTTGGTCCAACTCCTATACAACCTCGATAACCATCACATTGATCCCCTTCTAGGGTCTGTTGATATAGTTTTCGTTTAGCTGCTTCAGGAGTTTGAGTCCATTCTTTTTTAAGGTTGTATAGCCTACAAGGTACTTGTTCCATATCTTTATCTGGTGAGATAAGGACAAAGTTATTTAAGGAACCATTGGTAGCTAAGATAGAACAAACATCATCCGCTTCGAGGGCTGGCTTCATGAGTGATGGCCAGTTAATTATTCCCCAATTTTTTAGCTTTAAATATCCAGCTGGTTTGCGTTTAGTTCTATTACCTTTATATGTTTCGTCTACACATTTTCTAAAATTTGTTTGATCGGTAAAGGTGAGTAATACATCGTCAGTATCAAACCGTTCACATAATTTTTTGATTTCTGATTCAACAATCTTTTTACCTTGAGCAAAATTTCCTACAACAACGGTAAGGTCTTGACTATAATCTAGTTCTAATTCCGCTGCTGTAGCAGCTCTATAAAAAAAATAATCTGCGTCTATTAATAGTTTTAGTGGTTTCATTATTTAGTGAGATAATTTACGGCTCGATTAAGAACCTCAATATCGTCATGGAGTAAACCTATCCCTGCATTGCAAGTCCTACAGACATAACCTCGAAAGGTTTCTGTACTATGACAATGATCTAGTACCCAGGCAGTTGTTTCTTCATTACAAATAGGACAAACCCCTGGGGCTGGTGGTGGATTTTCTTTTCTTAGTTTTCGTCTAAGTATTGCTTGCTTCTTAAAACAAACTTTGCATCTATTTCTAGTTGCTCTATGTCTACCATCTGCTTTTTCAAATTCACTATCGGGTTTAGTTTCTCCACATGTCTTACATGTCTTAGTGACAATCTGCCCATGTTTTTCCGATTTGAGTATCGCAATCGAGTTCGCATCGAAAAGCGAGCTCTGTTCGTACATCCTTTATTGCTAGTTTTATTAATTCACATGCCTTCTCTGCATGCTCTGGTTTAACTGAGAGTTGCATCTCATCGTGGACAAATGCCAACGGCCAATAATCAATATTGTTTTGTTTGAGTAATTCGTTACTTCTTAATAGCCAAGCCTTGCAGATTACGGCTCCACAGCTCTGCAAAAGATAGTTCAATGCAGCGTAAGTTTTACCTTGTAATCTGATAGGTCTTCCATCAAGAGCATTAATTACTCCATGTTGGGCTCTTGTTTTTATTGCTTCATTTAATTCAGCTAAACCTTTAATACCTTTAAGTAGTTTTCCTCGTAAATCTTTTCCTCTTTTCATTGCATCTTTTTTAGATGCCCCAGCTGTTAAGCCTAAGCGAAAATCCGAACCACCATAGATAAGGCAGTAAGTTACTGATTTTTGAGTTTTACGATTGACTTTAGATATTGCCGCCATGTAGGAGTGTATGTCTCCTTCAACAACTTCCTTCGCAAACGTACCATTGTCGAAAGGAAAAATGTAGTGCGAAAGGCAACGTAATTCGAGGCCAGAAGCATCAGCTCCAACTTGGACACGATTGGGTCCAGGATTGAAAAGTTCTCTTGATTCTTTGTCACTTTTTACTTGACTTAAATTGGGTCGCATGTGAGACATTCGCCCTGTGTTTGTATTGAGGACACAACTATGATGTATCCTTCCTTCTTTATCTACTTGTTTTAACCAGGCATTAGTTCCTTCAGATAACTGACCTAAATGTTTTTGTAAAGTTAATATCCTTGCAAATTTTTTAGATTCTTCAGTATCTATTTCCTCCAAAATTTTTTCATCAATTTTTGGTCTGCCTGTATCTGTTTTTTCTAAGGGTTCCCAACCTCTAAAATTCTTAAAGGCAAATGCTATATGTTGCCTACTGGTTGGGTTGAACTCTTTGAGTCTGCAAAATTCAGCACCAGTTACATACCCTTTGTTTTGATTTGGGCGAGCTGGTGTGAAATGTCCTCCATCAACCCATATAAAGGTTGACCGCATCTCGTCTGAGAGCTGTTCAAGTTCTACTCTTATTTTGTTTTCTAATTTATGAGCCAGGGCTACATTAAATGGATACCCTTCTCTTTCTTGCCAAGACATAATCCTAGCTAATCTATGTTCTGTTTCTATTGGCTTTTTATATTGCTCTAGCTTTGGTTCAAAAGTCTTTATAAGAGCTACTGAAACCTCAACATCTTGAGCACAATACTCCAACATCTCAGGACTGTAAGTAGACCAGTCTCCATGAAGTTGTTTACCAAAATCAGATTTAAATTTGCCTAATCTATGACCCCAACTTTCTAGGCTATGTCTACCATAAAGTTGTGCTGGCATATTTGGTGGTTTAGATCTAAAGTCTCTATCCAACATGTCCATAAAGAACAGCCTGGATAAAATTAAAGTGTCATACACTTTGGCTTTACTATCTTTAAAAAATGGATAACATTGTAAGATCGCTTCACAGTCAAACCCAATCGAGTTATGACCCCATATTTCATCAGCTTCCATCAGGCTTGTAATTCCTGTTATCACTGATTCATGTAGTCCAGAATCATCATATTTAAATACTTCTCCAGTATCTAAATCTTGAGTTACTAAACAATGAATACAATCTAAGTCTCGTAATAGTCCATTCGTTTCTACGTCAAAAACGAGTCTCATTAAAAATCTTGTGCGGTGGGTATTTCAACTAATCTTCCAGTTTCTTTGTTGTAACTAAGTACTCCATCTATAGGTCCAGTTTGACCATTAAATCTGTTTTTAAGTACGGTTAGTTTTGTGGTATTAGATCCTGAAGTAATATCCCTGGAAAGGCTGCAACAAATATCTGCAAGTTGAGCTATTGAGTGGCTTCCCCTTAGTTGACCGAGGGATACCTGGGCTCCTTCTTCATGTCCTTTATCGTTATGTGATCTCCGTAAATGAGATATTAAAATCATCCCGATATTGGTTTCTTCTACAAATGACCTTAACTTGGTCATAATTTTATCAATTAATTTTCGCTCATCGTCATTATTTCCACTCAGCAATATAGATAAATGGTCAATGATGACAAATTGTGCTCCGAAGTTTTTTACGACAAACCGAATATCGTTAAGTAAATGGTCAGGGTCAACACTCCCAAATCCACTTCGTAAATAAACTTTTCCAGAGCCGATACTGCTGTCAAAAGCTTTTCGTAAATCATCTTCGGGTATCTCGTTGTTTAAATGTAAAGGCTTATTAGCCTTGACTGTCATTAGTCTTAAAGCTTGTCTTTGTACTGATTCTTCTAAAGCTATATAAGCTACAGTAAAGCCTTGATCTATGAGTGATACACATACTTCTCCTGTAGCTGTTGATTTACCACAGCCTGTAGCCGCAGTCCATACACATAGCTCCCCTAGTCTTAATCCTCCTGTTAAAGTATTAAGTCCAGGAAAAGGCCAATCAGCATCTTTTCCATTAATGGGTTTTGTGACGAGATCAAAAAGACTTCTTCCATCAATGATTGACCTGGGGCTGTAGGGTTTTTTGTTCCATATAGCTTGACGAATAGCTTCAGCATCTTTAGCTTGTAATGCTTCGCTGGCATCTTTGTAGCCTGTCAATGTTGCTATGAAGACACGATCAGCTGGAAATAAAGAAGCACACTCTTCAGCGGCTTCTTGCCCAGCTTGATCGTTATCAAAAAAGAGAATAATCTCTTCAAATTTTAAAAGTGCTGGTAGTTGTGCTGATAAGTTTTTATAAGCACCTTTAGCTCCATTTGCAATAGACATTACTGGCCAGTTTTTTCTGGCTTCCCAGATAGCAAGGCAGTCTATTTCTCCTTCAGAAATGACAAGAGTTTTTCCAGAGCCGAAAAGATGCTGACCAAACAATGTCTTGTCAACATTTTTACCTTTCCAATAAAAATCTTTCTTTTTCGTTTTCTCTTTATACGAGCTAATCTGTCTGGATGTAGTGAAATATGGGAACCGTATAACTGGCCCAGGATGACTGACCCTGACATTAAATTTCTTGCAAGTTTCTTCGCTTATATTCCTTGAGGCAATTCTGGCAAATTCCCCTTCGTAGGTAATACTTTGGTTCGTATGTCGCTTGGGAGTCGGAAGATCCTCTCCATTAGCATGTTTCGTATAGCCGCAACTGAAACAATATTCGTGGCCATCACTATAAACAGCAAGTGCATCAGAACTAGGGCAGCTAGGACAGGCTTGGTGCGTAATAAATTCGGACGTTTCATTATTCATTTTGAGGATAGTTCCTCGTAAATTTCGGTGTACTCTTGTAGTGCTTCAAGAATTACTTGAACTGGGTAGCCCTCGTCTTGTAAACGAGAGACAAAGGTATCAATGGTAGGCATTAGATCGCTGGCAGCCATGAGGGTGGAATGTTGGGATAGATACACCAGGGAAATCCATGCTTATCGCACCAATCTCCATAGTGAGTTTTGCTATTTTTTGATAAGGTATTATTTCTTTGAAAGACAAAACGTATATCTAAGTCTGGATATTGATTTTTTATAGCCAACATTAGTCTTCTATTAGAAGGTTTAAAAAATCCTTTGGCTTCAATAATTATGTTGTTATGTTGTAAAAAGAAATCAGGTGTATATTTCGATTCAAGTGTGTACCTATAGCTTCTGGCTTCATAAAGATAAGCCACATTATCCTTCTCAAATTGTTTAGCAATACGTTCTTCTAATCCTGAGCGAAAAGCCATATTTAAAAGTCATAACTATTAGCTAATTCAGCTGGTCTATTATCACTAACTGTTGGTGAAGATGACTTATAGCCATCTCTAGTTCCAAAGATAGAATTAATATCCTCCAGGCTCATATCTCCACTGTCAGTTGCACCTGTGGCAGTGACCAGTTTAGTCACTTGCACTCCGACAACTTTAAGGGATGTTCCTTTGGCTGGTTTGGTGTAAGGGGATTGGTCAACAATGACTACAGCTTTAGTACCTTTTCTTAAGTTTTGTAGATCTGAGTCAGACAATGGTTGCCCTTCTGTATCTACAAAAACAGGTATAGGTTTTTTAGCAGTATCGCTATAACTATATTTACATAACCCTTCATCATCCCAGGGTTCAGGATTAAGAGCTACTCTTTTGGGTGATTCTAATTTTGAGTCAACCCATTTAAGTAATTCTTTCCTATCCTTTTCAACTTTTTCTAATATTTCAGCTGGAATTGTGTAAGAAAAACATCTGTTTTCATACTTACCAGAATCTTGATAGACGTTAATAAAACCTTCTAATTCAGTTTCAAAAACGTATCTGTTTGGTTTTTGCATTTGGTTCTTTAGGATTGATGATCTAAGTTTCATTCTTTTGTTTCTGGATATTTTGTAGGTAAATCTTCAAGTCTTTTTTTTACCCTGGCTATCCATTCAAAGATCAAATTTTCGTTGTGATTTGAGAAAACTTTCATAATGTTCTGTTTGTATTTCATAGGGTTTAGTAACTCCATAAGCAAGGAACATTGCATAGTCCTCTTCGGTTAATTCCTCTATTTCTAGTTGTGTTAATTCGGGCATCGCATGTGGGAAATAATTTAACTGGCTGAGTAGAACTGGGAAGAACCCAATAAAAAAGGGGCTTTAGAGCCCCTATGAGTGATTGAGTTTTATATGTGCAGCTATCTAGTACAGCATTTTGAGTGCGGTGCGTCTACCAATTCCACCACGCTCCCATTGCTTTCTCAGCGATTAACATCTGAGAAAATCATAGCAAAAATAGGCTTTTTTGGCACTATTTTTAGGTCTATGGATGTACCGCATTATAGCTTACCAACACATTCATGTAATGCTTTATCAAAAGCTTTACAGTATTTAAGTGTAGTATCAATGCTTGAATGTCCAGCAATGGCTT